TGGTAAATATCGTTTTTATTCTAAACAAGGTGTTGGGTATTTAACCTATGATGGTAGAGAAATATCTTCGGGTGATTTTGATTGGGAAGATGGAAGCAATTCATATTGGATGTATCATTCTTCTTGGGGAGGTCAAAAAGCATTTGATACTGGTAAAGATGTAATTGCATATTTCAAAAAAAATAAGATAACAACTGAATCAACAAACGAGGGGGTTAAAAAAAAAAAGTAAATGAAAATATAGCTATTGGAATACTGGCAACACTAACTGGTATCATTATTGGTAAAATTGCAATGTATTACATAGGGGGTTTAATAGAAAAAGGAATTAAATACTTTAGTGGTTCTAAAGAAACTGAAAAAGAAATATCAGGAATATTAGATGAATTACAATCAAATAAAAAATTTATAAGTGATGTTACTGAATATATTGAAAAGAATAACGGAGTAAACGCTGCAGCTGCAGATAAAATGGTTAAATCTGATTATATTCAATCTCTTATTAAAAAAGTAAATAACGATAATGTTGATAAAGAAGATATTGAAAGTGGTTTAAAAAATATATTTTTGAAAGCTTGGTCTAACGATAGTAAGAAAGCAATTGAAAAGGTTAAAAACGATATAAAGTAAGATGAATAAAGGATTATTGATAGAAACCCATTTGTTTGAAGCAAAACTTCAACAAGAAGAAAATGGAACATATTTGGTAAAGGGCATCTTACAAAGAGCAGGTGCTGCTAATCAAAATGGTAGACGCTATCCTAGAGAAATTTTAGAAAGAGAATGTGCAAAATACAAACAACTTATTAAAGAACGTAGAGCGCTAGGTGAGTTGGACCATCCAGATTCTCCTGTTATCAACTTAAAAAATGTATCCCACAACATTAGAGAAATTTATTGGGAAGGTGATGATGTATGTGGTGTAGTAGAAATTCTTTCAACTCCATCTGGTAATATCTTAAAAGAATTATTAAAAAATAATATCCGTTTAGGTATTTCATCACGAGGATTAGGTTCAGTAAAGGAATTAAAAGATGGGACCGTAATGGTTCAGGAAGATTTCGAATTGGTTGGTTGGGATTTCGTTTCTAATCCATCCACACATGGAGCATTTATGGCACCAATGAATGAATCAAAGCAGTGGGCTAAAATGGCAGAAGAATGTGGTAAGTGGTGTAAATCACAAGATTTAATGAGAGAAATTATAATAGAATTAAATTAACAAAAATATGGCAAAATTAGTAAATTTTATACCAGGCAGAAACGCAGCTCCAAAACCAACAATCAAAGAAGCATTGGATGATTTGGACACTAACTTACCAGTATCGATAGAAAGATATTTGGATAAAATGGTAGCTCAAATCAAAGGAATGAGTCTTTCTCGTAAAAAAGAAATTCTTGTATTAGCAAAGGTAATCGATGCTATGGGAATTGATAAGCAAGAAATGATGAGATACGTTTCAAAAATTAAGAAAAACGATATATTAAAGAAATAATATGATACGTTTAAAAAATTTACTCAAAGAATCAGAAGAACTTCAACAACTCCCAACAGAGTTGAAAAGACACTTTTTGGAAATTATTTCTACCTATGGACAGCATAGAGAGGGAATGCGTAGAAAATCTGACATCAGAACTATTGCAGAAACTTTAGGTGGGATTGCAGATGCTGCACAAGAATATACTTTAAGAGAGGGTGGTGATTGGTTCGATAGAGTTACAATTAAGCGTAATATGAATGAATTGAAAAAATTACAATCTGCATTCGAAAAAGAATCACTTGAAGCAAAAGCACAGGAAGAAAGATTAGAAGCATTGTACGAAGATATGGGTCATGTATTGGGTAGATACTTTGAAATTGCTGATGTATCTGAAGAAGTTATGAAGCAACGATTGGGTAGAAGTTCAATTCAAGAAGCTAAAAAATACGATATTGGTTCTGGCTATATGGGAAATGGTTTAACTATTTGGAATAGAGCAGAAGAACAACATGGTGATTACAAAATAATCGCACATATTTCACCTGATGGAAAACTATCCATTAGAGATAAACAATTACCTGCTGATTTAAAGAAGATGTTCCAAATTTGGGCAGATTCTATGGCAAAAGGTAATATGGGTCCAAAATATTAAAATATAAAAATAATGTCACAAAAAGAACCTTTGAATGAACTAGGATTATTGGCAATACTTGGCACTATTGCATTCTTTGGGTTTATTACTATGTTCTTTAGTAAATTAGCCGATAATGTCGATGCATATTATCATGGTAGAAGTGTTGGAGTACAGAGAGCATTAAAAGATATTTACAAAAAATTATATGGTAACAGAGGGTTTATTAGTAGAATGAATGATATTGTTTCTACTACTGGAATTGGACCAGCTTGGATAACTGCATTTGTTAACGATTCATATACACAACGGATATTAAAACAATATAAAGACGATCCAGATATTAATTACCAAGAATTAGAATTGGAATTGACAAGAACTGCAACCAAAGCAATGAATGATGAGGCTACCGAAAGAGGAATAACATCTGACATGAGTAAGAAAATGCAGGCAATGAAATGGAAAGCATAAAAATAAATGGAAGAATTAGCATCATTATTATTACAAAGTAGAACCCAAGCTCACTCATTTCATTTAGGAGTTAAAGGAATTGGTTCTCATTCTGCTCATTTGGCATTGGGAGATTACTATGATTCAATTGGTGGATTGATTGATGGGTTAGTAGAAACATATCAGGGTAAAGAAGGATTAATTCAATTATCTGGCATTGGAACATTGGATAAAAATAATGATATTAAAAATATCATTAAATACTTTGATACTTTATGTAATATGGTAGCTAGATTAAGACAAAATCCTAAATTAAAAGATAGTTGGTTACAAAACGATATTGATACGGTTGTATCTCTGTTATATAGAACAAAATACAAATTAGTAAATCATCAATAATAATTATGATTATAATTGATATTAAAAACGGTAATATAGAACTAGCTCTGAAACAATATAAGAGAAAAGTTCAGAACATTAAACAAGTAGAGCAGTTAAGAGAACGGCAGACATTTGTTAAACCATCCGTTAAAAATAGATTAGAAAAAGAAAAAGCTATAAGAAAGAATCAAAAAGATTTGGGTTTTCTTTAGTTTTCTAAAAAATTTATATATTTATTTTCGAATATCCTATCTCATATAGGATTTTTTAATTAAAGTACAGTTGATTAACGAATACTCTTTCATATAAGATGTGACCGAACAATCAGCATAATCCTATTGGAGTTTTTTAGAAATAACTTCACAATCAACATACAACAAAAATGGCAAATTCAAAATTATTGAAAGAAGCAATCGCTGATGCCAAAGCCGTTAAAGAAACCGCTTTAGCAAACGCAAAACTTGCGCTTGAAGAGGCATTTACTCCACGACTTCAATCTATCTTATCTCAAAAGATGAGAGCAGAAGCAGAAATGGAAGATGATGCAGAACAAGTAGACGAGGAATTAAGTTCAGATGGTATCGGGTCTAAATCAGATGCTGGATACCCTGAAACCCCTGGAGCAAATCCATCTTACGATGCAATTACTGATTTATCAGTAGGTGTAAAGAAAGATAGTGGTAAGCCAGAGGCAGCAGGTACTGACTACAAAAAAGTAGCAGATATTAACGAAGAAGATGAATTCGACTTCGGTGGTGAAGAAGAATCTGATAAGGATGCAGAAATTGCTGAATTAAAAGCAAGATTAGCAGAATTAGAAGGTGAAGACGAATTTGGTGGTGCAGATGAATTCGGTGGTGAAGAAGAAGGTGACCCTTTCGCAGCAACAGAAGAAGAAGACCCAATGGCAATGGCTGGTGGTGAAGAAGATTCTTTTGGAGAAGACCCAATGGAGGGTGAAGAAGAAGACGAAATGGGATTGGAAGCTATCATCAGAGAATTAGAAGCACAGTTAGGTGATGAAGAAGAGCCAGCTATGGAAGGTGAAGAAGAAGAATACGAAGAAAACCCTTTCCCAGCTAACGAAAATTTAGCAGATGGTTCAGAAGCAGGTACTGATAAAGGTGAAGACCCTAAAGTAGTGGTAACTAACGAAGGTGAAGAAGAAGATGAAGATACGGTTGATTTAGCAGAAATCTTGAGAGAAATGGAAGATGAGTATGGTTCAAGTGAAGAAGAGCCAAAGGCAGAATCTCTAAAGAAAGACTTGAATGAGGCGTACCGAACTATCAGAACTCTTCAAAAAACTATTAATGAGGTGAACTTATTGAACGCCAAATTATTGTTTGCAAACAAATTATTCAGAGCTCATAACATGACTAACGAACAAAAAGTGAAAGTGATTGAAACTTTGGATAGAACAAAATCAGTAAGAGAGGTTAAATTAGTGTTCTCTACATTAGCAGAGAATTTCAAATATACTTCATCTTCTAACAAATTAACTAAAAAGGCTATTTCAGAAGGTATCGCTAGTAAAGCAGTTAAATCTACAAAACCTGCTCAATCTAAAGCGGTAATCAATGAATCAGCTAATTTTGCTAACAGATTTAAGAAATTAGCAGGTATTATTAAATAATTTAAATAAAACAAATAAATTCATTTAAAATGAACATTAAAAAATTAATGAGCGGCGCGAACCCACAGAGCGTGATGCTTGAGCAAACCAGAGGTTTGAAAGGCAAATGGGAAAGAACAGGTCTACTTGAAGGAGTAGGTTCTGAAACTACAAAGCATGGTATGGCAGTAATGTTAGAAAACCAGGCTAAACAATTATTGGATGAGGCAACTCGTACTGGTACTTCTTCAGGTTCTGAAGAGTGGGCTGGTGTGGCTCTTCCTTTGGTAAGACGTATCTTCGGTTCTATTGCAGCGAAAGAATTCGTTTCAGTTCAACCAATGAACTTACCATCAGGTCTTATTTTCTACATGGACTTCAAATATGGTACTAACCCAGCGGGTAATCCAAATTTCACAGGTTCATCTTTGTTTGGTAACAGTGGTACTTTCGGTAAAGATTCTTTATCTCCAGCTGGTAACAAACTAGGTTCAACTCAATCTCCAGAAGGAGGTCTTTATGGTGCAGGACGTTTTGGTTATACAATCAACAACGCTACTGCTGCTATCACTGCTACTTTTGCATCTGCATCTTTAGCTGATATCGATTATGATTTATCTTCTGGTTCAGTTTCTGCATCATTCGCAGGTAACACATTGAAGAAAATCGTTGTAGCTTTACCAGCTGATGCTGATTTCAATGGTGTTAGAGCTTTCGAACCAACTTTATTAACAGGTTCTGTAACAGGATACTATCCACAATACACAACTAAAAATGGTTCAAATGTTGAATTCGTTGCATCTGTAACTGGTTTATCTAACCTTACAACTGTTGGTGTATCATTGGCATATCACGTACAACCTACTGATATTTCTCGTGGTGATTTCGAAGATAGAGGAACAGATTTGGCAATTCCAGAAATTGAATTGGAATTGAAATCAGAGCCTATCGTTGCTAAAACACGTAAGTTGAAGGCAATTTGGACTCCTGAATTGGCGCAAGATTTGAACGCATATCACTCTGTAGATGCAGAAGCTGAATTGACTCAAATGTTATCTGAATACATCTCTTTGGAGATTGATTTGGAAATCCTTGAGATGTTGCAGCAGAACGCATTCACAACTGAATACTGGTCATCTAAAGTAGGATATGAGTGGACTGGTGCTGGATTCGCTATTGATTCTAACGCAGCAGCTGCTTCGGCTTACCAAAAGAATACTTGGTTCCAAACTTTGGGTATCAAATTGCAGAAAGTATCTAACAAAATTCACCAATTGACTATGCGTGGTGGAGCAAACTTCTTGGTTGTTTCTCCAAACGTAGCTACAATTTTGGAATCAATGAACGGATTCTCTGCAAACCCTGGTAAAGATGCGTTGACTTTCGCAGCAGGTGTAACTAACATCGGTTCAATCTCTAACAGATACGATGTTTACAAAAACCCTTACATGACTGAAAACGTAATCTTGTTAGGTTTCAAAGGTTCTAACTTCTTCGAGACTGGAGCAGTTTACGCACCTTATGTACCATTGATTATGACTCCTTTAGTGTACGACCCAACCAACTTTACTCCACGTAGAGGTGTTATGACTCGTTACGCAAAGAAAATCGTAAGACCAGAATTCTACGGTAAGATTCTCGTAGATGGTTTAGAAACTCTTTAATATTTAGAGTTTTAAATAAAAATTGAGGGAGCAGTAATGTTCCCTCTTTTTTTTATATTTATATTAGTAATTTAACAATAACTAAAAACAAATTAAAAATGGCATATCCCGAACAAAAATACTCCGTATTTGGAGCAGCAATGGACTTTCCTGAATATCAAAGTGTAACAGGAACAACTTTATTAGCAAAAAATCAAGATGGTAATTGGGGATATATCTCTGCATCCAACTTACAAACAACATTAGATGGTGCAGGTTTAGCAACTGATACCGATATTACTAATTTAAGTGGTAGTGTTGCAACTAAAATGGCAAACACATCATTTGCATATATCACAGGTTCAGCATCGGCGGCTTGGAACGATGCATCGGCATCTGCGGCAGGTGTTGCGGTTGGGCAAATGTATCACTCACAAGGAGCGGTTAAAGTAAGATTATCATAAAGTATAATTAAATTTATTAAAAAGAGATAATAGAAATGTTATCTCTTTTTTTTTATATTTATATAAAACATCATATAATGGGGTATCCAGAAAAACAATATCATAGACAAGAAACCGCAAAAGAATATACAAAAGTATATACATTAGAACAATCCGATGAATTTGTAGTAAAGCAAGAAGACGGATATTTGGGGTATATTTCCGCAGGACAATTGGCAACAACTGGCTCCAATGACTTAATAGGAACACAAACAATTACAGGTAGTTTACAAATTAGTGGTTCATTATATTATAATGGCCACAAACAATATAACTATGGTCAGTTTTATGATATGACTTCTCAAAGTGGTTCATCTGGTTCAATTCAATCAATGAAATTAAACACAACCGATTTAAGTGAGGGTGTTTCAATTGTAAGTGGTTCACAAATCAAAGTTGAAAATGCAGGTGTTTATAATTTACAATTTAGTGCACAATTAGAAAATACTGTAAATACTAATATAGTATTCAACATTTGGTTTGCAAAAAATGGTAATTCAATACCAAATTCAAACACACACGTTGATGTTGCAAAAGCACAATCGGCACAATTGGGTAAAGTACCTGCTGCTTGGAATTTCCTATCAGATTTAAATGATAATGATTATTTGGAGATAAAATGGACATGTAATGATAATGGTGGAATCTTACATACGGATGCAGGAACACCATCAATTCCAGGTACACCATCCGTTATTGCAACAATTACACAAATAGCATAACACTTCTTTTTTTATTCTTATATTTATAGTCGTAAAACTATAATTAAGAATTATGTCTATAAACACATATTGGTCGGGTTCAACGGCAGCAGCATTTTTATCGGCATCGGCATCGGCAGAAGCAACTCCGTTTGGATTATATGATTCAGATTCAGAATTTAGAACTGATGCACCTAAAACAGCCGTATGGGTTGCAAAACGATTGGGGTATCCAGTTATAAACATAGAATTGGATAACCAACAAATTTGGGCGTGTTTTGAAGAAGCAACTTCAGAGTATTCTGCACAAATAAATCAATTCAATCTTCGTAATAACCTTGATATTCTAAAAGGACAACCGAAAGGTAAAGTTGCAAACTATTCACAAACACTTGTCGAAGGTTCGTTTCTTCCAACTGCAGTTCGTATGTCCCAACAATATGGTACATTGGCAGGAGTTGGGGGGCATACATCTATTAAGAAAGCATATATCAATTTAACTCCTGGACAACAGAAATACAATATAATGAGTGCATCTATTGATGTGGAAACATCGGCATCATTTACAACATTATTTTCAGGAAGCTCTACAATTGATGTAACTAGAATGTATCACGAAGCAACCCCTGCTATTGCACGTTTCTTTGACCCATATTCAGTTGGTGCACAAGGTACTCTAAACTTAATTAGTGAATTAGGGTTTGGTAATTTCTCACCTGCTGCACAATTCTTAATGATGCCAATATATGAGGATGTATTGAGAATGCAACAAATTGAGTTTAATGACCACATTCGTAAATCCGCACATACCTTTAACATTGTAGATAATAAATTAGAAATATTCCCAATACCAACCGAAGGAACGGTTAGTAGAATATATTTTGAATATATGAGTAGAGATGAGTTTGAACATGATTCACAAACCGTTCAAGCAGATTCTCTTTCCGATTATTCCGATGTTCCATATGATTTTATTCAATACTCAAATATAAATGATGTTGGTAAACAATGGATTAGAAAATACACATTGGCACTTTCAAAAGAATTATTAGGAGCAATTAGAGAGAAATACTCAAATGTTCCGATACCTGATGGTGAAGTATCATTGGATGGTGCTGCATTAAGAGCTGAAGCACAAGTGGAGAAGGATATGTTGATAAATCAATTAAGAGAAAATTTGGAAGAATTGAGTAGAAAAAATGTGATGGAAAATAAAGCACATGAATCAACTCATCAGCAAGAAATGTTGAGAAAAGTTCCACTTAAAATATATGTAGGATAATATGCCAAAGTTTTTATTAGGTAGAGATATTGATTTTTTCAAAAGTATAGCCAGAGAATTGGTTGATACTGTCATAGAAAATACTGTCGTTTTATACAAAATAAATTTGAACGAAACGAAGGTAAATATCTATGGTGAAGCATTAAATAAAACCTGGCATACTGGCGTAGAACTATACGCATTAATTGATAAAGAACCCGAATCGGCTCTATATGAAGGATTTGGACCTGATACAAACCAAGATGTTGTATTTAAATTCGATAGAGGATTGTTAGAAGAACGAAATATACATCCTGAAATAGGTGATGTTGTTTATTTTGATAATCAGTATTATGAAATAGGTAATATGAATGAAGTACAATTTATTGGTGGCTTACCTAATAATACTTATAGTATAGTATGTTTTGCATTTTTAGTAAGCAAATCTAATCTTAATATTGAAAAGAGAATAACATAAAAATATGTCTACAAACCCATTAAGAAAACAGGAGAGAATTCTTCAAACTAAAAAGGAAAAAGGAGAATTAAGACAATCGATATCTTTATTTGATATTGATTATGCTATGATGTCTTATTTGGAGGATACTGCATTACCTACATTAGATGATAATGGTAAAGCTTTAAAAATACCTGTCATATATGGTAATTCCGAACGATGGAATGGAGCAAGGAGACAGGGAGTTTTCAGAGATGCAAACGGTAAACTTCAATTACCGATTATGATGATTCGTAGAACATCTATTGCAAAAGATGATGCTATGCCAATGCAAAATCGGCATGTAACATATCAGGGTATCACAAAATACTCAAAAGATAATAGATATGATAGATTTACATTATTGGGAAATAATTCTCAACCAAAGTATGAAATATATAAAATTCAAATGCCAGAATATGTAGAACTAAACTACGATTGTATGGTTTGGACTTCTTATATAGAGCATTTAAATTCTGTAATAGAACAATTACAATACACAGGTACATATTGGGGAGATAAAAATGGGTTTCAATTTAGAACTAGTTTAGGAGATTTTAATGTAATAAACGAAGTTGGGGATGGTACTGAAAGAGTTAACAGAATTGAATTTAGTTTATCAGTTAAAGCTCATTTACTTCCTGAAAAATTTGATGGAGAAGATACTACTAAAAAATCATTTTCTACGAAAAGAGTGGTGGTATCAACTGAAACGGATGTAACAAGTGGGACTGGTAGATTGGAAGGTATATTAACTACACCATCACCATATTATGATAATAAAGATTTGATTGATTTTCTTTCTTTAAATAATAGTAAAATACAAAATCCAATAGCATCTAATACGATTACATTTGCTGGAATAAAACTAATAAAAACTCCAGCTGCTTTAACATCCGTAGTTACTGGTGGTATAACCGTTGGTGATAATACATACGATATTAAAGTTTATATAAATGGTACAAGATATTATCATAATACACACTTTTCTATCAGTATAACATCATCATCTTTAATTATTAATTTTATTCAAGCAAATTTAGGATTTGAAGTTGATAGCGGTGATGAAATTTCCATAACAGGTAAATTTATAAATGTGTAATGAAGAGAAGCCTTTTAGATATAACTCAAAAAATTAGTAGAAAATTAGGTGATCCTGAATTGACTCCAAAGGATTTAAATCATCCTACATATTCGATATGGGAAGCAAAAGGTTGGAGATTTGTTGAGTTATTAAGAGAAATAGAATACAGAGCAATGCAGGATAGATTGAGAGTAATAATTAACACTCAATATATTTCTGCAAACGATTATATAGTAGAGCAAGGAAGTGAAGGGATACTAATCAAATTTATAAAAAATAATTTTGAATTTGAGTTGGATGACGATGATTATATTGAAGTAACAGGTGATATAGAACAATATGCTTAATAGATTTAATTCAAATGCGAAAAAATTAAATAGGATTATACCAAAAATAAATCCTAATAATTTAAATGATGAGTTATACATCACAGGTAGCTTGTTGAATATAGAATCACCGACTACAAATAAATTTAATTCAAATTCTAAATCCAATCCAAACCCAACTAAATTAGTAAATAATAAAACAAAAATATCAGAATTTCATAATGAAATTTTACAATTTAGTGGAAGGGTGGTATCAAGACTAATAGATGCTTTTGATAATACTGGTTTTGGAACTCTTACGATTTATAATGTAGCATTGGATTATGGAACTGAAGGAGCATCTCCTGAAAATTTTGAGATATTAGTTTATGGATTACATTTACCAGGACATTACACTGTTAAAGAAGTTGGAAACAATGTGGTAATCACATTATTAGATAATTATATAGATTATGATTCCATAACAATAAACGATATATATGTTATAGGTAAATTGGTAGATATTCCAATTGCAACTGAAGATAATTTTATCATAACAACCGAAGATGGTTTAGATATAATAATATAATAAATGGCAAACGTAAGAAAAAGAATACTAGAATTAACTCCACTACCATCCGCATCATTAGATACAACAATTGTTGGTGTAGATGGTGGTACAACTTATAGAATAGAATTGGATGTTCTTGCAGACGCAGTTACATCGAGAGTAAATATATTAGATAGAGATAGATTAACATCGTTAGAATCTGTAACATCTTCGTTTGAATCAAAAGGTAGAAGTGTTATAAGTTCATCTGCACAAATAACCGCATTTGGATTTATTAGTTCATCGGTAACGATACCAACGGGAACTATATCTTCATCTGCACAAATAACATCATTTGGGTTTATATCCGAATCAGTAGATATAAGTTCATTGAATTCATTTACATCTTCACAATCTACACTAAATACTGCATTTACAAACGGAATAAATGCTAGATTACAAACCAGTTCATTTGATACATTTAGTGCATCGGTAGATAATAGAATTATTGCAGCAACAAACGAACAAAGTTTAACACATTTAGTAACTACATCTTCTTTTAATGAATATACTGCAAGTATTTCGACTGGTAGTTTAGTAAATAGATTAAATGCAATTGAGAGTGTAAGTGGTAGTTGGATTACTGAAAGTGAAACGGGTTCATTTTTGACAAGTTTAAGTGGAGCAATAAGTTCTTCATCTCAATTAACTTCATCATACGATGCAAGATATTTAACAATTGGTGGAGATAGTGTAATTAGTGGTTCATCACAATTAACATCTTCATTTGATACAAGATATGCATTGAGTGCTAGTTTTGTTAGTTCATCAAATGTAGCATCAATACAAACCATAACATCGGCTTCATACGCAGCATTGACACCCGTAAGTGGAACTCTTTACATTATAATAGGATAAGTTATGCCAGTATTTGGAAATGCAACCGATATAAAATTTAACGGAGTAAGTGCAACAAAAGCATTTTTGAATAATAATCAAATATGGCCAACTACATCTGCAGTAGTTACTCAAAATTTACTTTTACATTATAACACATTTAATACGGCATCATATAATGGTAGTGGGGTAACTATTATTGATATAAGTGGTAATAGTAGAAATGGAACAATTACAGGTTCTCCAACTTGGACTGGTAATTATTTTACCTTTGTTGATGATTATATAACAACACCAAATTTAAGTTCACTAATAACATCGGCTAATGAAACCCATTCAGTAGAATTATGGGTATATCCAACCAATAATGGAGTATTAGTTCAGTACAATAATAGTACAAGTCCAAACACATCATATCACCATTCCGCAATAGAAATAGTTGGTGGTAATTTAGAAGTTGGATTTTGGAATGGTGGTATAGTAACATCAAGTGGCAACATAGGTGCAGTTTCATTTAATCAATGGCATCAAATAGTTTTAACTTATAATGGTTCGGTATGTAAAGGATATATCGATGGTGTATATAAAGGTTCGGTAAATGTAGCATGGGATTCACCAATGAATAGTTCTATGGCATTTTATATGAATTTTGGTTTTGCAGATTCTACAAGTCAAGGTGATGGAACTAATTTCGATGGTAGATTTGGTATAATGAGAGTATATAATTCTGCTCTAACCGATGCACAGATATTATCTAATTATAATTCTACCGTATCAACACTTCCTAATTTAACCACCGATGGATTGTTAATTCAATTAGATGCAAATAATTCAACAAGTTATCCTGGTAGTGGAACAACTGTTTATGATTTAACTAATTCGTATAATCATACAATGATAGGTGCAACATTTACTACATTAAATGGTGTAAAATGTTTTGATTGCACAACCGGAAATAATAGAGTTGCAGTAAACGGAACAGGTCCAACCCTACCAACAACGGGATACACATACATTACTTGGACAAGATTGATAAATAATAATTCTGGATTTAGAACATTACTTTATACAAGTTCACCAAGATATACACCGATTACTATTTCAAATGGTGGAAGTATATTGGGTTATTGGGATACTGCATTCAGAAGTTCAGGATACGATGCATCGGCATTTCAAGAAGTTTGGACTCAATTTGCAGTAGTTGGTGATAATTCATCCCAAACATTTTATATAAATGGTTCACAAGTGGGAAATTCAATTGCACAAGGTGTAGGTGGAAATATTCATTGGGGTTGGGGTAATAATGATGTAGTTAGTCAACCTTGGGGATATTTGGCTAATTTGTATTTATATAATAGAAAATTATCATTGAACGAAATACAACAACAATATAATTTCTTATCTCCTAGATTTGCATAATAAAAAAATTGAATAAACGGATTATAATAAAGAAAGATATTTATAGGATATGGCAAACTTTATAAGATTAAAACAAATAGAAAGTGGTTCGGCATTAAATACGGCGGCACAAGTTGGTAACGATTTTTCGCAATCTGTAATTAATGTTATTACATCGGAAGTTGGTGCAGTATTACCCGAAGGAGTTATATCTTCATCGGCACAAGTTGTATTATCA